TCAGACGTACATCACCCGGTCCCCGGTATCGGGCAGGCGGCGCGGCGGCGAGAAGTCGCCCACGGCTACATGCCCAGAGGCTGCGCCCGCGATCAAGTAGCTGGTGCAATCCGCCATGTGGTCATTCGCGGAGGAGTCGATGTCCTCCGGGCGGCGAGGATCGCGGGGGAGTTGGGGCACCGTTGCGAGCCAAAAACGGCAACGCGAGGCGACGAAGAACTCACCGTTGACCATCAGCTCTTTCATTTGCTCCCACCGTGGGATTCTCGGCCCCTTCCGGGCTGGCGAAACGCGCACCCCTGCCGCGCGGAATAGATCGCTCACACTAGCCTCCATCCGCCCAGCAGTTCGGGCCTCTGCGGCAGCATCGATCACTCCCCGTGCGCGCACTCCGTTCCGGGCGCACATGCGGATCAGGTCCGGGGCGATTTGTCCGGGCGTCCGGCCCGACCCCTTCGCAATGTTCAGCGGGTCATGCTCGAAGTGCTCGTCATAGATGACCCAAGACCCCTTGGGCATCACCCGGTCATCGCTCAGGCGCACGTCATAGGCGAGCTGGCCGCCCAAGACAGACGCGCAGGGCGCGGCGCTGCCCCAGTCGAGGGAAACGCGGAGGGTTGAAAAGGCGTCCGGCGGGACCTCGTGGTGATCGAAGACCGCGCGGGCCGGGTTCCAGACGCCCGCCCAGAACTCTCCCGTGATCGCCTCCCAGCGGCCCCAACGGTGCGCCTTGTACAGCGCCGGGTCCGTGTGCTTCAACACCTCGAAGTTCTTGCGGTAGGCGTCCGGCAGGTGGGTGTTGTCATCCACGGTCGAAGGCGCGTAAATCCATTGCTGGTCTGCGAACTCGAACGGTGCCCAAGGGGGGCGTTCGGTCACGTAGCGGTCGGCCAGCGCGCTGTGCTGGCTCCCGCCGGGGTTTGCGGCGAGGACCATGCGCAAGGGCACATCGGGAGCCCGAAGGGTGAGCGCCAGCTGGTCGATGACCGGGAGTTCCGGGCCGTCGCCCACTTCGTCACAGAAGATCAGGCTGAACGTCATGCCCTGAACCGTATCCGTCAGCGCGGATTGGCTCTCACAGTGCGTGAGGAAGATCGCCGCGCCGTTCGGGAGCCGGAACACATTTTCATTGGCGTTATAGGTCACGCCCGGCCCGAAGGCGGAGCGGAGCAAGGCCCGCAGCTCCTCGGCAAATGCGATGAGGCTTTTCAGACGGCGACGGGTCACGAGGACGCGGGCGCGATTCTTGTACAACTGAACATGCCGGAGGATGAGGAACTGAGCGGCCATCGACTTGCCACCCCCGCGACCGCCTCCGAGAAAGATGTTGAAGTGCTCGGGAACCATGAGCACGTTCGATTGGAACGGCGTAGGCCGGATAACTTGGGTCATTGGATTTCCTCCGGTCGGGCGAGCCGCCAACCCAGATGCGTTTTACACTTGCCATTCACGAGGTCTGCGAGCATTTCCAGCCTCATGCGGTGCCGGTCGCGGAAGTCGAGCCGGGTTCCTGTGTCGCGCTCGCCGGTCTTGACGTTGACGATTGTGTAGATGGTCGGGTCAGCTTGGACCCGGCGCTGGGCTTCGATCCGTCGCGCCGTCGCTTCCGGGTCCGCGTGAAGGCGGGCGAGCTGGGCGCGGCGACCCTCCAAGATCGCGGGGTCAGCGTTCAAGCGGGCGAGCTGATCACGATTGCGCGCCTGATAGTTCGGGTCCGCGCGTAGGCGGGCCTGCGCTGCCTTCAGAGCTTCGGAGTTGCGAAGGGATGCGGACAGCCTCGCCCGGACTTCGGGAGCTGCCATAGACTCCCGAACAGCCGCGAGGCGGCGGGCTTGTTTCTCGGGGTCATCCTCCCGGCGGCGGACACCAACCTTCAGGGCTTCGGAGTTTCGCAGGGATTCCGACAACTTCGCCCGCGTTTCCTCGCTGAATGTCTGCGCCTGCCCGCCTCCAGTTGTGAGGTTGTACCCTTTCGGGCTCAAGCAGTCGAAGGCCCAGACATAGTAGGCTTCGCGGTCGTTCAGCTCCTCCCGTGGGCAGGGCTCCACGACCTCAAACGTGAAGGCGTCCGGGCCGTGCTTCTTCAGGGCGGCGGCGAGCTTGGAACCGTTGCTGCTGCGGTGTTCGGCCCAGCGACCACGGATATTCACCGACTGGCCCACGTACCGCTTCCCGGTCGTCCGGTGCGTGATGAGATAGATGCCCGTCAACGGGCCGGAGGTTTCGCCCAGCAGGCGACGGGTCATCGTGGCGCGGATTGTCTCCATACTCATCACCAAAAGTCAGCGGTCAGGCCCAGCACGGCGACCTTCTCCGAACAGGGGGTGCAGCGGCGGTTCTGAGGCCCGGCGGAGGTGAAGGGCTCGCCACACATCAGGCAGGTCCTCACGGCTACCTTCTTGTTGTGCTCGCCGAAGAACTTGGCATTCTCCCCACCACGCGGGGCGGGGAGAATCCTGCCGGGCTTCTTCGCCTTGGCCTTCATCGCCGGATCAGCGGGCCTTGCGCGGCTTCGCGTTCGGACGGGGAGCCGGAGGCATGAAGCCCCGGAGCGGCTGCGCGGCCTTCGTCAGCTCCGCCACGCGGGCGTCCCGCTGGGCTTGGCGCTGCTCGTGGATGGCTTTCGCCTTCGTGATGTTGTGCTGTGCCATATTGGCTCTCCTCAAGGGTCAGCGTTGGAAGTAGTCCCGGAGCCCGACCAGCATCAGGGCCACGGTTCCCGACAGGAAGATGCCCAACAGCGCGAGCGTTCCCTTGCTGCGCAGCTCCTCGCCGGACCTCCGCCATTGGCGGAGGTGCTGGAAGTCGCGCTGCATTTCCAGCGGGTGCGCCGGATCAGCTCCCATCTGCGTGAGCGTTTCGCGGACCGTCTCCGCGATCAGTTCCCGCAGTTCGTCGCGGGTCATGTCAGCGAGGCTCATGCTCAGGCCTCGCTTTCGTCGCCTGCGGCCTCAGCAATCGCCTTCTCTGCGAGCGCCAGCGACAGGTTTTTGATCGGGTCAGCCTGCCCGCGGACAAATTCGCGGTCGGCGGCGATGGCCGTTTCATAGGCGAGGATCACGCCCTTGAGCTTGGCGACAATCTCCGCGTGCTGCGCACCGAACACCCGCTGGGCGAAGTCGCCCACGGAGAAGGGGCGGCGGTCGCGCGGGCGGCGATCCACAACCGTTGCGATGGCGGCGGCGAGCGGGAGGTCATTGGTGGCGATGGCGGTGATGGCGGCTGTTTCGAGTTCGACCGGGCCAGCGCCTTCGAGCGTCAATTGATAATTCAGGCGCTTCGTGTCGCCCAGGGCGATCCGCCCAAGGGCTTGCGCCGGGGACTGGTTCAGGGACAGCAGGAACTCAGCGTCAGCGGCGAGCTTGGCGAACGGGCGCAACAGCTCCTCGCGTTGGGCGCGGCTGGACTGTTCGATGTTGATACGGAACTTGGCGAGGCGGGACGCCTCTTGCTGCTTGGCGAACTGACGGGCAACGGTGCGGTTGGCCGGTTCGGTTTCGCGGACAACCTCCTCAGCTTCGCGGCTGAAGCGGTCGCGGGCCTCCGCTACCTGCTGCTGAATCTTGGCGATGCGCGCCTGAAAGGCGGTCGCAAGTTCGGTGGCGCGGGCGGTCAGCCGGTCGATGTTCTCCGCGGTCAGCGGAACATCGGTGGGGACCTTCTTGAAATCTACGGTGGCCATGTTCGGGCTCCTCTGAAAAGTCATCACGACTCGGAAGGGCCTCTTGACACGTCACCGGCGGGGCCACTCCCAACCTAAAGCACGAGCGCCAAATGCCCGCACTTTCGAGGAACCATACTGGACGAATGTACAGCGCGGCAAGAAAAAGAAGTTGTATATCAATGACTTAGACTATACTTCTTCGGGTCAAATCGTGCCGTAACTGCTGGAGCGGCCACGGGAAACGCCCCCGCATTGGATGGGGTCAGCCGTCATCGCGGACGTGGATCACCCGGCTGTATTCGTCGGGGGTGAGTGCGGCGTTCAACACGATCTGGATGCGCGGGCCTTCCTTGGGGCCGTCCTCCGAGCCGATCTTGTAGACCTTCTCGCCCAACCACGCCGCGGCGCGGGTGTCGCCGTTGCGCATGTTGGTACGCATGACGGATACCACCTCCGATGCGCCCTGAGCGATCCCGGCCTCAATCGCCTCCGCCAGCGGCGAGGGGTTCCCCTCCTCATCGGGCTTCATCAGTCGATTGAACAGCGCGGGCGATAGGCCCAACACACGGCGCAGGAGCACGGGCCGGACCCCCTCCGCGGAGAGTTCGCGCACGATGTCGAGGCGATCCGGGGGGAGCGATCCCCCGGCTTCGAGGTCGCGGACGATGCCCTTGGTCAGTTGGGTGTTGCGGCTCATGCTCCGGCCTCCTCCGGCGGCGCGACGTTCCCGGCTTCGAGGTCGCGCTTGATGCGGTAGATCGCATACTTGCCGGCATGGGTGAGCTTGCGCACGCGGTCGGGTTTCACCCCGGCTTGAAGCAGGGCGGCAATCTTGGCTTCCTGACTGCGAGGCATCGGAACACCGCCCACGCGGGTTCCCTTCGCCCGGGCCTTGCGGTGGCCGCGCCTGACGGCTTCGGCGCGGCAGGCTTGATCGAAGGCGATCAGGGCGGACAGGTGCCGGAGGGCTTGCCCGCCTTCGGCGGTCGTGGTGTCGAGGTCGAGGTCAGCGATGTACAGCCCAGCGCCAGCCGCGCGCAGCTCTAGCAGCAGCCGTTCGAGGTCGCCCACACTACGGCCCACCCGGTCTAGCGAAGTGGCAGCGATGATGACGCCTGCGCCCCGGATCGCGTCATACAGGGCGCGGTCCAGCATCGGGCGGGCGTCGCGTGAAGTCTTTTTCTCGGTGGTGTCGTCGGAGTATTCCGCGACGATCTCATGACCGGCAGCGGTTGCCCATGCGGCGAGGCGCGCGAGCTGTTCGGAGTGCTCGGGGCAGGACTCCAGCGCGCGGCGGGTGTAGAGAATGGCGCTTGCCATGATTGTTTCCCTCAATCGGATATGCGTATGCGATAGATTCTAGCGTCCGGGTCTGGCGAGGGGAAGCCTGTTTCGTAGGGTAGGTGGATGGGTAAGCCGTCCGTTGCATCGGAGGCCATGCGGAAAGCCATCAACGGCTGGCGCGGCGCGAGCGTCCGGCGGAGGGTCCGTCCGTCGAACTGGTGCGGCGGACAGGTTCTTGTATGCTGATGGTCGCTGCTGCGCCCAGCATGGCGGCGGCGGTGCGGGGTGAATCAGCCCAAGCAGGTCGGGTCGCTCCGTACTGGACATACCGCGGTCAGTATTTGACCCAGTACGTTTCTATCCATCAATTCATGGGTTAATCAGTAGTAATACTGGAGATACTGGAGATACTGGATAGATAGATAAAAGATAAACGGAGAGGGGGTTGCCCCTTCCTTGGGCCATTCGCCGGTCGATTTGTCTAGCGAAGCGAACCACCCCGTATATCCAGTATTCCAGTACGAACCACTGAAAAGCCCCAAAGGCTCAACCACTTACGCCGTACTGGGTGGCGTACCGGGTCATACTGGCCCCAGTACGTCCCGGCCCAAGGGCGGAGGCGGTCAGGGGCGGGGCGGGTAGTCCGTGTCTACGTACCCGATGAGGGAAGCGGCTTTCAGGCGGTCGCGGAAGGTGCTCCAGTCCGCCTGATTCGGGGCCTCACCGCGGGCGAAAGTCGCTGCCACGTCGCAGACAATCTCCTGCACCTCGGTCGGTACGCCAAAGAAGTTGTACATATCCTCCCGGTCGTCATACCCCAAACCTTTCGGCCAGTGCAGGCCGCGCCGTCCGGGACGGGGGCCTGTAAAGTCCCTCCCGTAACGGGCATCGACCTCGTGCGTGGCAGCGACCGCCGCGCGCTCAAGGTCCTCGTCATCCACTCCCGACAGGAGGATGCCACGCATGTTCGCGCGGACCCGCACGGCTTCGGCGGTGACGTAGGAGTTGGCGTCAGGGACAAGCGCACCTTTCTCCGGTTGGACGATGAACTTGCTCATGGTCGTCACCCCCTCCGATAGTCGGTGAACAGCCCTTCACGCAGCGGGGCCGGTCCTTCCACCGCGTACACCGTCAGCCGGGCGAGGTGTTCCAGCCGCCTCAGGTAGGCGCGCGTGTCCGCTTCGTTGCCACAGAACGGGGCGTGGGCATCGGTGTAGAGGTGGATGGCGTTCGGGTTGTCACTGCCGTCGCACGACAGCGCGCGGATCGTCGCCGGAGTAAGCCGTGCGAACCGGAACCCGACCGGGCAGGCGTCGTACCGTACCCAGCCTTGCGTGATGAAGCCCAGAGGTTTGTAGGCGCGGTTGAGGGCGACATAGGCCCCGTCCACACCCCGGCGCTCAAGGCAGTACGGGAACAGAGTCCTGCCGACAGTGGTTTTGATTTGTTCGCGCATATCAGTTTTCCTTCGTAGTTGGTTGGTAATCAGAACGGCAGGGCGCTGTAGTAGTCGTCAGGCTCCGAGTCCCACTGCGCCACTTCCCAGAACTCCCGATCCCACGCGGCGCGAAGTTCGGCGAGGTTCCACCAGTACCCGTTGCGGCCACCGCTTTCGCGGTACTTGGGGGCGCCAAGTTTCTTGCCTAGAAGCTCCTTCACCTCGTGATCGTTCACGGGGTGAACGCCGGGCGTGTCCTTCAGCCATGCCTTGGCGACCTCCACCAGTTTCCGCGTCGGCACGAACAGCGCGTCAGGATTCGCCGCCTTGCGTTCGGCTCCCGGCGGGCGTTCGCCCGTGGAGAGCAGTTCGTACAGATAGGCGCGGAGGCCGCGCAGGGTGCGGGCCTTCTGGTCATCGAGGAACGGCGTGGGCGGTACGTCGCGCACCTCGAAGTTCTTGATGTCGAGGTTCAGCAGGTGATGAAGCAAGTTCGCGTAGCCGCCCGCTTCAAGGTCCTTCTGTATGTCGCGGAAATAGGGCTTGTCTTGTTTCTTGCCGTCGCCCACTTCGAGCGCGAAGAACCGGCGCTCATCGACACCGGCGGGCACCACCCAATCTTCGTTGGAGGCCAGGACCAGGTGAGTGTGATTATTCCCGGTTTCGATGTCCTTCCCCTTGCCCTCGATGGCAAGTTGATGCGCTGTGATGAGCGTCTTGAGCACTGACTCATGGGCGCGGTCGCCAGCGAATAGGGCTTCATCACCGAACACCACGACCGCATCGCGGAGGTGGGCGTTGAAGTTGCCCGTCAACTGCTTCGATTGGTTGAGCAAGAGGAAGTGACGCCCGAACAGCTTCCCGAACTTCTCCCCGAAGAACGATTTGCCCGTGCCGCGCCCGCCCCGCAGGACCACGGCGACCTCGCCGGGGCTGTCAGGCTCCTGTACGGCGCGAGCCATCCACTTCACCAAGTAGTCAAACCAGTTCGTGTTGCCAGAGCAGACGTTCTCCCGCAGGTGAGCAAGGAAAGACTCGTGCTTGTCGCCGGGGACTGGATCGAAGGCGAACCCGCGCCAGAGGTTGTAGGCGTTCTCCAGCTCTTTCCCCGGGGCAAAGGCAATGGTTTCGTACTGGCGGCGCTGCGGGTGATCCACCCACCATGCCCCCGCGGCCTTCTCGATGGGCTTGCCGTCCTCCTTCGCCACGATGACCTTGATGTGGCGGTAGCGGTTGCGGAAGTCCTCGAAAGATTGGGTGCTGATACGCCAAAGACCCGTCTCAGGGTCCTGAAGCTCGCTGATGATGCGACACTTCCCGCCGATGTCCGCGATGACGGCGTGCTTCTCGTTGAGCTTGCGCAGCCAAGGGTCCACCGCCTCCTCGTGGGCGCGTTCGATCTGCCGCAGGGCATAGGCTTCCCAGTTCGGCTTATCGCGCACACTGGCGGCGATCTCGTTGCCGCCGGTGATGACGGCGAAGATCATTTCATCCGGCACTTCGGCCCGAACCAGATCGCAGCAGACCTTGAACAGGGCCTCCGACCGGGAGGGGTACTTGGTCGGGTCCAGAGGGTCCTGCCCAGTAGCGATCAGCGCCAAGCAGTGGTCAGAAATGCTCTTGTCGTTCTCCGCGGCCCATGCCTTCAGTTCATCGGTGCCCACGTCAGGGACGTTGCCGGTGATCTTCAGGCGCGGGCGCGCGTCGAGCGTCCCCGTGTCGCCGGTCTGAACACGCGGTGCGGCCTTGAACTGCTCGATGGAATACACCGCATCGTCATTCCACTCGATCAGCTTGGCGAGCGCGGGCTTGCGGCCCTTCTTCAACTTCTTGGCGGTCGGGACATTGATGGTGCCCGGAAGGCGCATGATCCTGTCTACATTGAAACAGTGGTCCGCCTGAAACACCTTCTCCAGTTGGATGTTGTAGGCTTCCAGCTCCTGAGCCTTGGCGATGTTGCCGCCAATCTCCAGCTTGTCGGACGGTTCCAACTTCCACAGCGCCTGAACCCCGCCCCCGCTATCAACGATGACGGTGGGCTTGGGCGTATAGGCACGCAGCAGCTTCAGGGCGCGTTCCTTCTCCTCCGCCGGGTCCTCTCCGGCCCGGGGGTCGATATCAACGTGCAGGCAGGCAAGGCGGGCCATGTCCTCTTTGCTGGCCTTCACGTCGAGCGGACGGCGGACCGGATTGACGTGGAAGTACAGGTTGCGCTTGCCTTGATGCGACTCGATCCACGCGGCGGCGGCTTCGCCCTCGCTGGGCCGGAAGGTCCGCGTTTCGGTCTTGCCGTCCGGGATGATCGCCGTCAGTACCCAATCATCCGCAGGCGACCAGCGGCGCAGGAAGTCGATGGCGGCGGCGGTATTGGGTTTCAGGTCAGTCGTCATGGCTGACCTCCTGAAACACGTACACGCCGCGGCGATACTTGCCCGCGTTCTCGAAGCCACGCGGCCCCCTGACTTCCGGCGGAACCCGACCGGCCAGCACGTCAGCGCAATGCGCGAGCGTGCGCAGGTAGCCGGTCAGCTCCGCGTTCGTCGGGTTCGGCTCGGGCGCATCGGCGCGCAATTGAGCCACGCGCGCGGTCAGGTGCTCGAACAGGTGCTGGCTGCCCGCCGGATCGCTGGTGGCTCCAAACGGGAAAACCTCGAACGGCGACAGGTCGAGCAGGTAGGCGCACCACAGCCCGCGCTGTCCTGCATCGAGGCCCGCCGGAGTGAATAGCGGCACGGCGGCGGCGGGCGCGTTGCGACGCCATGCCATATCGCCTTGCTTTGCCATCCACGCTTCGAGGTCATCGACGTACCAGACGGTGACGTTGCGGCCAGCGAGGCGGTAGCGTTCGGGCTGAGGGAAGCCCGGGAGGTCGCGTGTCCAGCGCCACAAGGTCGGCGTGGCGATGCCCAACATCACCGCGGCCTCGGCAGGCCGGACGGTTTGACGTGTGCCCTGCTCGGGAACCTTATCGAGACTATGCGGCGGGGCAGCAGGAGGAGTGCGTTTCATGGCGTCACCTCCCTCACTGCTGAACTTGGGCGTCACGCCACGCGATCACCTCGTCACGGTCCCAGACGGTGACTTGCGGGCCGATCTTGCGCGCGGGAGGAAAGCCGGGGCGCTTGGCCCAGACCCAGACGGTGGAGAGTCCGATGCCGAGTAGTTCAGCAACTTGACGGGGGCGCAGCGACTTCGGCTGCGCGGAAGGCGGGGCAGTCTCTTGCTTCTTGGTTTTCATGGCGAGGAGTCCTCAACGATCCACGCCACCGCCAGAATCAGAAAGGGGAAGCGTGGAGCTGAACGAAGCAGCTCAAACACTTCCCCTTGGAAATGGGAAAAGAGTTCAAGCCGCGCGGCTCGGTTCGTTTCTCCATTTCTGATACGTCCGGCCAACCCGCCTAAAGGAGGCCAGCCGGATATGAAGGCTAGTCTACTCGACTAAACCAGTCTCGGGAAGCCCTTTTCGATAGATTCCCGTCGCAATACTCCGCCCACGCGCCCATCAATGCGCGGCGCTTCTCGAACAGGTCCCCCCGGCGATACGCGGCTTCAACCGCATTGCCGATGGTATGGGCCAGCGCCATTTCAGCGACTTCGCGCGGGAACTCGGTGTGCTCGGCGCACCAGTCGCGGAAGGTCGAGCGGAACCCGTGGGCAGTGACCGGCACTTCCATGTCCTTCAGCACTTTCGTCAGGGTGTTATCGGACAGGGGCTTGGTGCCGCGGGGCGGGGGAAAGACAAGATCAGTCCCTTCCATGCGTGGCAGGCTTTCGAGCAGCTTCAGGGCGGCGTCCGACAGCGGCACGCGGTGTTCTTTGCTGGCCTTCATGCGATCCGCCGGGATCGTCCAGACGCGGGCTCCAAGGTCGATTTCGTCCCACGTCGCCCCACGCACCTCGCCGGAGCGAGCGGCGGTCAGGACGGCGAACTCAAGCGCCCGGGCTCCGATCCCGTTGCGCTGTCGTAGGCGGGTGAGGAAGTCGGGCAGCTCTGCGATGGACAGGGCGGCGTGGTGCTTGACCTTGCGGACCTTGTCCGGGGCGGGCAGGACCTTGTCGAGCGCACCGCGCCACCGTGCCGGATTGTCTCCCTTGCGATAGCCTCGAACCGTCGCCCAATCGAGCACTTGTTCCATGCGGCTGCGCACGCGCCTTGCCGTCTCGGTCTTTGTCGTCCAGATCGGCTCTACAACTTTCAAGACCTGCGTGAGCTCGATGTCGGCAACGCGCAGCGAGCCGATGACCGGATAGGCGTAGTCCTCCAGGCTCGTTGACCATTGGTGTTCGCTCTTGCCGCCTTCCTTCCACGTGACCGACTTCGCGGCGATGAATTGCTTGGCCGCCTCCTCGAAGGTGATCTCAGCGAGCCGGGCGGCGATCATGGCGCTGCGCGCCTCGCGCTTTTCGGTGATCGGGTCGATACCGTCTGCAATCAGGGCGTGCGCCTGCTTCGCCTTCTCTCGGGCGTCCTTCATCGACACCTTGTCATAGCTGCCCAAGCCCAGATCACGCCTCCACGGCCTGTCGGTTCCGGGTTTCACACCGGCGGTGAAGCGGAGAATCCACGTTGTCGCCCCGGCGGCGGATACTTGAAGGTGAAGGCCCGGGACGCCTCCAACGGCAATCAGGCCTTGGGTTCCAGCCTGCTTCAGCTTTTCAATCTTGCGGTTCAGCTCAACGGGGGTGAGCGGTTCAATCTTCTTCGGCAT